GCAACGTAGTAGAACCATATTGCATCAGCAGCTGTAGAGAATGCCACAGTAGTCAATCCAATATAATCTTTGTCAAAGTTGACTGCATAGACATCACCATCAGGAAGAACCTCAGTTCCGACTCCAGAAGTTGCACCAGCAGAAACTTTTGCCCAAACGAGAGAAGTTCCACCAATACCCATGTTGTAAACTAGTTTTTGACCAGTAAAGAACTTATGATCCTTAAGATATATTCTTTGTTGTGGTACAAAACGATTTTCTACAGTTTGAATTGCTTGAGTACCCAATCCTGTAGATACAATCTTATAATGTGTTCCTGTAGATCCAACACCAACTGTTTCTAGTGGATTGAAGTAAGTAAGATAATTATCAAACGTGTATTGACTGACTGTTGAAGTTCCAACAGGGAATATAAACTTATTTGGTTTTAGTATTACATTATCAGTGCCTGCTGAGTGAGTAACTGCAATACCAGTGTAGTCTTCTCTGTTTACAAACAGTCTAGAGAAGTTAGTATCAATACCAGTGATAACCATAGTCTCTGTTCCGACACCAATATGGTCACTTGGTATAAAACCTCTTGTATCAGTCACAAAGATATGTGTACTAACTCCAGTAACAGTTACAGTATCTACAAATGTAGCAAGGCCAACTTTTCTACCGATAACTTGAACTTTTTGAGAACCATTGAACTCTGTAAACTGAGATGTGTCAATACCACTTACTATGACTGTTTCACCATCAGCAATTCCATGTGGAACTGTAGTAACACCAATAATATTTCTTTTATCAAGTCTAAGTGCAGTACCAGTGTATGTGTTGATGCCTATTTCAACAGTGCTTACCTGTTTACCTAGAATTTCACTTACGACAATGTTAGCACCAGCACCATTAGTTCCTTTATTGTCTAATGTGAGTGGATCATCAATTTTATAACCATCACCTCTTGAGAAGATAGTAATAGATGAGATACCAGAACTCTTTGTTTTTGTAACTTCAAATTCTTGCTTCAGTACATCTTTTACATCATCAATTAACTCATAATCAGAGTTACCATATGATAGGTAGTAAGGAGATATGTTTCTTATTAAATTTCTACTTGTAATGTCAATATCTTGGTTGAAGAATGTGACAAAGTTCTCATCTATTGGAGTATCTTTAAACTGTCCACCAATCATGTATGGGAACTTAGGTTTAGCAACACCACTAGAGTCTACATCAACACTATAGAAGTATGCATATGTTCCATCTGGATATTGTGGAGTCACACAATACCTACCACCGTGTATGTCTAGGTCGCCAGAGTTATCAAAGATGTAATCATTGACAAAGTATCCAAATGCAAAGCCAGGAGGTCTTAAACCTGATTTAACAGCAGTATCGAGAATATAACCACTACTCAATCTTCTGATAGCACCACCGACTGCGTTCTGATATCCATATGGGCCATAAATTGGATTACCGTCATATGCATAACCCAGAATAGGTGAGTGGAAAGCGTTAGGTGTTTCTAAATTACCAGAGTCAATGTTATCCCCTAATTGGTATCTTAATTTTTGTGGAGGATACATTCCAATAGTCTGTAATTGGAACTCTGGGTTTGTGCTTGGTTTTGTTAGTATAGAATCTTCAACGTTGATGATATTGTCATTCTTCTGAACTTGGTTGATCTTCCATTCACGAACATTACCAATAAACTTAGCACTCTTACCTCTGTTCTGTAAAGTCATGGTAGTATCACTCGTGCCATAACCAATACCACCGTCTAGTATTTGAACACCAGTAATTTTGTTGTTTGTAATGATTGGTCTTACATCTCCAAAACTACCTGTAGGGGATGTGATGACTATATCTGAATCTTCACGATATCCATTACCATTTGCAAGTATCTGAACACCAATAATAGATCCACCAATAATAATTGGTTTGAGAAGGGCAAGAGCAGTAACTGTGGAGATACCAACATCAGGTCTTCTATGGAAATCCATGATATTAGTACAACCATAACCAATACCACCTTCTTCCAAGTAAACGCTATCGATTGAACCAAGAACTATTGGATCTATCTCTGGTTTTATCACAGTGGTAGCAGCAAGACCTGATAATGACTCAATCTTTACTGATATGGGTGGATACTTTATAGTATGTTTACCACTACCCAATCCACGAATTACAACGGTTTTATTTTTGTCATAATTCGTAAAGTTTCTTTGTGAGGAAACACCAACATCACATAATTTGAATTTATTAGGATCTATGACCTTGACAGCATATTGTGTTGTAGTAGAAAGACCACTAGCAATAGTTCCATCGGTAGAATATTCAACTATCTCTCCGTTATTGAAGTGATGATCGTATGCCAGTATATAATCGTCAGATGTACTAATACCAGACTGAACGTCTCCGTTAACAGGTCTTCCTTGAACGATTACTTTTCTATTTGAATACCCAGATCCACTTTCTTTTACATAAATCTTGGTTATTGTGTTTTTAGACTTGACTGTAGTGAACTTATGGAAACCAAAACTAATATTACCAATGTTGACAGTATTGATTCCAACTTTAGCATCTTCTGGAGTATTGTGTAACTTAATTCTTTTCTCATTGACAGGAGCAACATAGTATGCTGATCCACTAACAACGTTAACTATTGGTGTGTTACCTCTTGCATCATAAATGACACCTTCACCAGTTTCAAAGTTATGTCTTTCTTCAAATGTAATACTTTCATCAGTAGTATTAACAGCAGTTCCATCAGCCTTAAAGTTTGCAACGATTCTACCTCTTACGAGATTAGATTCAAGAACAGCACCAACACCATTACCACCTTCTACAGTAATCTTTGGTTTTTCTTGGTATCCAATGCCAGGAGATACAAGTTTAACTTCTTTGAATGATCCAACAACGTTTGCATGACCCAAAGCACCAGATCCTTGTTGATCTTTGATGATAAGTGGAGGCCCTGTAATTACATCAAATCCTGAGCCTGGATTTGTAACTGTTACACTTGTAAGATCACCATGAAATATCTGTTCATCAAAAACAGTAGGAGGGAATAGTTCAACACCATTCGCCATAAGTCCTACAGGTCTGTTATTAACATCTCTCTTATTTGGATCATCAAATAATTCTCTCTCTTTTACAAAAGGATATTTTCTAAGTATCTTCTGATTCTTAAGTGTCTTATTCTCCCAACCAGATTTGTAGATATATTGTCCAGTTGTTCCAGTGGCAATGGCGATGTATTTCTTAGCAAATACGTCAGAACCACTATATGACAAGTAGAAGTCAGTTTGGTTGATTGCAGTTACAAAGTAGATACCAGTATTGATTCCACTGTTAGTTGTATTATCCCAATATATCTTATCACCAGTCACATAATTGTGTGATAGTAAACTAACCCCTGCGGCAGGGTCAAAGGCAGGGTCAAAAGACTGAATGGTGTAAGTATAACCTCCACCAAGTAAAGGAGTGCCAAATCCGTCTGTAACCTCTATTGAACTAGTCTTTACCCAAACCTTATTATCAGTTGCAAAGATAGGATAGTTTGGTAGACCAGAAGAAGCGATATAATAGAACTTTCCTTCTCTATCAAGGTAACTGTTCTGAATACCAACAGGGAAGTTATCGACACCAGCAAAGTAATTGTTATTATGAGATGCCTTTGTAACTGTTTTTGTAATGATTGTTGGATTAGTTGGAATATTACCACTCAACTGAACAACAATGGTATTTGAGTAAACTTGTGCTACGTTTGTAGAGTCATATTCAATTTGTTTGACGGTAATATCAATTTCTTCACCACGATCATTCCTTAACTTTAATATTTCATCAACATAGAAAACACAAGAGTCAAATATTGAAATTCTGAAAGTATTAACGTTTACTTGGTTGATATCTGAGATTGTATGACTGGATGGTACGTTATAGATCCAATTATTGAATTGAGCATTGTCAGAAAAGTCTCTACCAAAAGAAAGTAACTTCAAACTATCACCAACTTGCATATTTGTTGATGTAGAGGTATCTACTTCGTCAATAACGTTTACAAGTCTGAATTGTAGTAATGATGTTTGTCCAAAACCAGCATAAGCATATGCAAGTTTGTTTTCAAGAACATCAGCACCAAAAACTAAGGATGTTGATATACCAGTAACACCTAAGAACTGGTTTACAGTCTTATCAGTATATCTTAGACTTAAGAAGTTAGCACCCTCTCTTGGTTTAACTAACAAAGTACCACTTTGTCCAAATCCGACTGTAGAGTCAACTACAAGAGTCTCAGAACTTGCTGGAGTGATCTCTAATGCCTTTGTTTTTCCTGGCACCTCAAAAGATCCATCAAATGAAGTAGAGTCGAGAGATATCTCATAAAAATCAACTTGGTTGATTGGTCGATACTCTACATTGTAAATCGAAGCACTAACAGTTCCAATACCAGAGATATCTTGATATAAGAAGTTACCTATTGTCTGTAACGGTTGTCCACCAAACAAGTTTTCTACAAGAACGTGTTTGGTTTTGAAATATATGTTTGATGAAGCAGTAAGAGTTCTATCAATTGGTTTGATTAACTCAATCTCTTCTCCATATAGTAATTTAAAAAGAATCTGATACGAAGCATCAGTTCCTTTGGACATGTAGAAGTCTTTTGCCCTTGTAAGAATATTAGTTACTGATGTACCAGTTTGAAAATCTCTATTTTCAAAGCCAGGTAGAAACTCTGTTTTAAACTTAGTGAAGAATGTCTGTAAGAAGAGATTACTTAAGTTTATTACACTAGAACCAGAGGCATGAACCGCAGCACTAGTTTCTGCAAAGTTGGCAAACTCAGCATTGTCTTCTTTTGATATCTGATCGATTCCACTGAATCCTCTTGCACACCCTACAAAGGTTGTATCAGTTTTAGATGTATATGTTATAACTTCATTGTCAATCTTCAACAAACCATAGGTATCAGGCCAACCAGTTGTAGATGTGACTGTTAAAGTAGTGTCACCAGCATAACAAGAGTTAGTAAGTGTGGTTGAGACGGTCAGTGTCTCATCATTGAACGCACCAATCTTTCGATACTCAGCCAAATTATTGGCCAAGTCAGACATACCAGACTGGTGTTCTTGTGATTCGTAATATTGTATTAAAAAGCTCTTGAATAGAGGTGATTCTTGAGTTAGAAACTCAGGAATTTGAGACTCTATTAAATGAGAGATTTTTACTCTTTTAATATCCGTCATTTATCGGGTATAGATTGATTCGCTAGCGTAACTAGAAGTTGTGACGTATGCTGTAGCAGATGTGTTTTCACCAGAAGATACAACGTCTGGTAATGCCTTTACTGTGCTGTCAGGAACACTCAATTGTAAATACAAATCTTTTAAGGCGATAACATCATTGGAATCAGGTATTGCTTCCACTTCAATGACTCCTGTTGTTAACGAAGTCCCTGTTATATTTACCACATCCAAATTAATCTCTCCGTGGACGTAATCAACAGTACCAGCATCATTCTTGACGACTAAGGGAAGGTTATTTACGAGTTTGAAGAATACAAGTTTACCAACTGTGGTTCCAGCAGTCGGAATATCACCAAGATATAGAGTTCCATCAATACCACTTACTGTAAATCCTGTAGAACGAACGCCATATCCATTTGGTTGGTCATAAAACCCATTTCCATAGCAAAGTTCATAAGTTGCAAAGGTATTGATCTCAGGAACGATATCCCTTCTCATCTTAACTCTTGTAATGTTAGATGTAACACCTCTTGCAGCATCATCAATCAATCCAACAACTTTACTATACTTAAATCTACCACCAAAAGCATTAATGTCTGATGAGTTGGAATAAGTCGTTAACGTTTTTGTGACGGCAGTTATGAGTTCTGCTGCATCGCTTGTAGCATTAGTGTTGTAGTAAACAGAAGTATCGACTTCAACATAAAGATATTTAAGATCAATAATTTCGGGTTTGATACCAGCAATGGAATATTGTTTAAGTTGTCTAGAGATATCATCTTTTGTAATCTGTGAAAGGAACGAACCATTCTTAGGTTTGATGGAAATAAACACTTTTCCATACTCAGGTGGATCTAACTCCTCTCCACCGTAGGCAGTCACTGATTCAACGTTAGGATATACGAATGGAATTATCCCTGTGTAGTCGTTTGCGGTCACGGCACGGTATTGTGACGAGTATATACGAGGTGCCAAGTATTTGATTGAACTTACATCTTCAATTCCATCGCCATTTTCGGATTTTTGAGTTGTTGTAAGAACTGAAATACCAGAAGTAACAGTTGTGTCGGTATCATCTCTCAAAATACCAACAAATGAGAAGTTTCTTGCTCCATTTCCCAATCTTCCGTTGGTTACAATGTAAGTTACGGTAATAATTGCTCCAGCAGGCGGTTTTTTACCAATAATTCCATCTCCAAACAAGATTTCATACTGTTCATCTTCAATTTCTTGAATTAGGAACAATTTAGAGGTCGAATCGACTTGTAAAATGTTATTATACAGCGAATATATCTCATTTGTCGTAGATGAGACTGTAACACGAATAGAAGTCGTGTCAATATTTGCATTTGGAAGAATAAATCTCTGATTTGGTTGAGAATAATCAATCTGAAATGTTTTTTCGAGATATATTCCTTCGTAAATCTTTAAATTATCAAAAGTAGCAATATTATTTGTTCCAGTTGTTGCTACAAAGTCATCTGCAATGGAAAATATGTACGAACTTCCTTGTTGAACACCTAATGCAACTTGTCCAGCCTTCAAAGTTACAATTTTTGTGTCATTTGTACCCAAGTCTACACTAAAATTCACCACAGCTTGTGCAGATCTAGATGATCTTGGTACATAACCAATGTTTCTTGCTAGTGATACCACGTTTTCACGCAATGTTGCACTGTCAAGGAAACATTCATTGACTGCCATGTTAGTATTGTAAGCAGTAATGTATGAGTTATACGCTAAAAGGTCAATTAGGGTCGAAAAGTTAGATCCTTCAAAGTCAAAATCAGCGAAATCACTGTTTACACGAAGGTAATCTTTAATTTGTGCCCTTAGAGTTGCAAAATCTAGGTTTGTAAACTGGTTAAATGACATTATATCCTAGTTGATTGAAGTATAAATTCTATATTTTGTCTTGGAATAGCTAATCCAACGATATCATACCCAATAGTTACCGTTAATTCATTAGTATCAAGTGGATATACCACTCTAACATCAGCACCTTTTACTCTGGGTTCAAAGTTTTCAAGTAAAAGTCGTATATCATCCTCTAAAACTTGAGCATTATCAGGATCTGCCTGTTCAAAGAGTGAATCTTCAACAGCACTACCTAATAAGTTATTATAAAAACGTTCACCTATCCTAGTTCTGACTAAATTGGTCACAGATCTTTTGATCGCATCCTCATTTTCAAACACACCAATGTCATCCGT